AATGGCTATCTCAAGAGCACAGCTCGCAAAAGAGCTTGAGCCGGGTCTGAACTCGCTTTTCGGCATGAGTTACGACTCATATGACCGCGAGTATGAAGAAATCTTCGCTGTCGAAGACTCCCAAAGAGCCTTCGAAGAAGAGGTGCTCATCACCGGATTTGGTGGTGCGCCTACGAAGACTGAAGGCCAAGGTGTTGCGTTTGACAATGCTAGTGAATCATTCACTGCTCGTTACACTCACGACACTGTGGCGTTAGCGTTCGCGCTGACCGATGAGGCAGTAGAGGACAACCTCTACGACTCACTGGGCAAGCGATATGTGAAGGCTTTGGCCCGATCTATGGCGAACACCAAAGAAGTGAAAGGTGCAGACGTGTTGAATAATGCGTTCTCATCCAGCTTCACTGGTGGCGATGGCGTATCGTTGATCAACACGGCTCACCCGCTGGCGGGTGGCGGCACTGCTGCAAACCGTGCGACATCAATGGCTGACCTGAACGAAACCTCGTTAGAAGATGCGCTGATCGACATCAGCACGTTCACTGACGACAAGGGTCTGACCATCTCAGTGCAGGCAACCAAGCTGGTTGTTCCGCCTCAGTTGGTATTTGTTGCAGATCGTATCCTGAACTCCACACTACGTTCAGGCACCGCTGACAACGACATCAACGCGATCCGTAACACTGGCGTGTTGCAGGGTGGCTATACGGTCAACCATTACTTGGCTGACCCTGATGCGTTCTTCCTGCTGACCAGCGTCACTGACGCAGGCGAGGGCTTGAAGATGTTCCAGCGTACTGCAATGGAAACGTCAATGGAGCCTGACTTTACGACAGGCAACATCCGGTACAAAGCGAGAGAAAGGTACTCTTTCGGTTTCTCGGACTGGCGCGGAATCTACGGCTCTCAAGGAGCCTAGAAACCAAGCGAAGGAAAAGGGGCGAAAGCCCCTTTTTTTTGGGCCGCTTACGCGGCCTGCTTGTATTGCTTGATATTGTGAGGCACCCAGACCTGAGTGCGTGGCAAAACAGCGCCGTTGCGCTGGTAAGTAATAGGTCGGTCGGCCCACTCGATCCAGCACAGGGTGTGAGTAGCGCCAAGCTCATGGTGGCTGCTGTCGAGCAACTCGATGATGACGGCTTCTTCGCCGTTCATATTAGCGCCAGCGACTAGGTGGCTTTCCACCTGAGTTACAAAAATGATGCTGCCTGCTGTTAGTTCCATGTCACTCTCCGTTGTTATGGCCCTAATTATACACATTCCGTGTCGATGTGCAACAATGTAGACACATAAAAGTACACATAAATGAACTTTTTTTTGAGGGGTCGTTGGCTTACACTGGGCGAGTCAGATGGTGGTCGGATGGGCCGGTCACTGGTTCACAAGGGGAACTTTCATGACGACTCATTTTACAAGCGGCGTGACCAACGTCTCTGCCACAGGTACGTCTGGACTGCTCAAGACGCCTGCGCCGCAGAAATACCACACTTATTTCAACGACTTTGACACCTATTTGGCGTCAGATTGGACAATCACCACGACCGAAGGCGGTTCAGGCAATGCGTCTGAGGCACTGGGTGATGGCGACGGCGGTCTACTGGTTATCACCAACGACGATGCCGACAACGACAATGATTTCCTGCAACTGGTCAAAGAAGGATTCAAGTTTGAATCAAGCAAGCAGCTTGCGTTCGCTTCTCGCTTGAAAACCAGTGATGCAGATGCCTCTGATGTAGTCATGGGCCTTCAGCTCACCGATACGTCACCGCTCGATGTCACAGACGGCATTTTCTTTCTGCTGACCGATGGTTCAACCACGTTGCAATTTATCGTTGAAAAAGACGGCACGCAGAGCACTTTGGACCTGCCGACAGCCGTGGCTGACGACACGTTCATGACGGTCGGATTCGTGTTTGATCCGAAGGATCAACTCTTTCACGTCTACCAAAACAACGCCGAAGTTGGCACGGTCGTCAGCACAAACGCTCCAGACGATGAAGAGCTGACTGTGAGCTTTGGCATTCAGAACGGTGCTGCGGCTGCAAAGGTTTTGACCGTGGACTACATTTCTGCGATGAAAGAACGTACAGCCACCACTGAACTCTAACAAGGAGTGAACCATGGCTGATGCAGTAACATCGCAAACTATTCAGGACGGCGAACGCAAAGCCGTCCTGAAGTTCACCAACGCCAGTGATGGCACGGGTGAATCCGCAGTCAAAAAAGTAGACGTATCGGCGTTGACCAGCAACTCGGCAGGATTGTCGTGCTCGGCTGTCACCATAAATAAAATTTGGTGGCAGTGTACGGGCCTCAGCGTCAAGATCGAGTTCGATGCCACCTCAAACGTGTTGGCGATTGGTTTAAGCGAAGATTCAAACGGNTATCACGATTACTCAGATTTTTCGGGNATACCGAACAATGCGGGTAGCGGAAAAACTGGCGATCTCGATTTCACCACCGTTGGTCATTCAAGTGGTGATACTTACATGATTGTGTTGGAGCTTATCAAATCGTATGGCTGATACCTCTGATGTGAGAAGAACGCCAGCGGGAAGACTCGTCTATCGGGGCGAGTCGTTTCCCGGCTACAACCAACAAAAAAGAACGCCCGGCAAAAAAAAGAAATTTGCGGTCCTAGCGAAAAAAGGCGATCAAGTCAGGATCGTGCGTTACGGTGATCCCAATATGGAAATCAAGCGTGACAGCCCTGATCGTCGGCGTAGCTTTCGTGCCAGACACAACTGTGATGCGGTAGAGAAGAAGAAGGACGTTTTCGCGGCAAGTTACTGGTCGTGTAAAAACTGGTGACATAGATGGCTTCCAACGACCTACAAGCAGCGATAGACGAGTATCGCAACCCCGAATCGCCTTACGCCTCTTTGCAGGACTACCTCTTGCAACGGCCAGTATACGACCGTGGCGAAAGAGAGGCTCCAGAAGCCCCGACGATGCGGACATTAGAGGCGCTGACGCCTGATACCGACCAACTGCTTGCGGAGCAGTACGACAAAATTATTCAGGAACAACGAACAGCCGACGAGGCATCGGCGGCTGCTCGCCAAACCGAAATTGATGCGCTTCGTGAATTGTTGCGGGAAGAGCTTGCCAGCTCAGAGGATGCCGCATCCGCTGAACGATCTGATATCACCGCTGCACTGGAGGGTCGCATTGAAGATTTGCGGCGAGGCATCGATGCCGAGACCATTGACTTACGAAAGGCGGGTCTGGACGAAAGAGCTGCCCTTGCTCGACGCATTGAAGAGGGCGACCGGATAGTACGTGAGGCACAAGATGCTTCTATCGAATCCTTAGAGGCCCGACTTGGTTCGTTGTCCGAGGATTTGTCAGGCATCAATAATGCAATCGACCAAAATTACAACGAATTTAACGAATCTCAAAAAGCTGCCGCTGACGCAACACAAGCAGAAATTGACGCCCTCAATCAAGAGCTAGAGAGTCTGTACACAGATGTCCAGTCGGGCAACGCGGCTCAATCTGATGCCATTAGAAGCGATACGGCAAATTTGATTGCAAGTTTGGAAGACAAAATTGGTGCCGTATCCGACAATTTAGGATCTTTGCCGATTGAGTCTATCCAGTCAGAATTGGCTGCTGTCACCAACCAAGCTGCTCAATTTCAACAATCCATGGCCGAAGCAACAAGCGAACGTGCAGATATCGCTTCGCGAGTCGCGGCTTTGCAAGCGTCAGGATTGACGCAAGATGATTTGACGGCAGCTATTAACCCAATTTCTCAACAACGTCAAGAAGCTATCTCTGCTGCGGTCGATCCCATTCAGCAACAAATTGCTGAATTGCGCCAAGAGATTCCGCAAAATATTGACGTGGAGGCGCTGCGGAAACAAATTGTGGATGAGGTTAGAAGCAGNTTGCAATCGGCAACGCCGCCAACCCAGACCGGCGCCCCACCCGCATCGGTAACGAACCCAGAACAATCTTTCAGTCCTGATGTTCCCTACGGTGATTTGCCGCCCGACCAGTTCACTGAAGCGATGTCAACTCCGACCGATCCGTTTACAACACCCGCAGTAATCCCAGAGTAATATTCCTGATGGCTTCCGACATTCCAGACAACGTAGCAAATCCCAGTCTTTATAGAAAAGCGAAGGCGAAGGCGAAGGCAAAATTCGATGTGTACCCATCGGCCTACGCGAACGGCTGGATGGTTCAGGAGTACAAGCGTATGGGCGGAAAATACAAAGGCAACATCGGCGGCGGGGTCACACTTGACCCGCAAAAAAGTGATTTGAACAAAGACGGAAAGCTCAGCAGCTACGAGCGAAAGCGCGGAACAGCCATCGCAAAAAGTATGGCCAAGCGATTGAATATTGGCGGTAGCGTAATGGTGCAAGGCCGTGGCTGCGGAGCGATCATGCCGAGCAAGCAGAAAAAAACGCGAGTTCCCCGTGGCTAAGCCACAAGGCGGACTAAAAAAGTGGTTTGGCAAGGGCAAGGGTGGCAACTGGGTTGACATCTCGGCTCCCAAAAAAGGCGGCGGCTTCGAGCCGTGTGGGCGAAAAAGCGCGAAAGATTCGAAGCGTGGTTATCCAAAATGCGTTCCGGCTGATCAAGCCAGTCGCATGAGCAAAAAACAAATCGCCTCAGCCGTTCGTCGCAAAAGATCCAAAAAACAAGGGGTGGGTGGCAAGCCCACAAATGTTGCAACATTTGCTCGTAACGGTGGTGCCATCACGATGGTGCAAAGTCGTGGGTGCGGCGCCATCATGCCGAGCAAGCAAAAGAAAACGCGAGTCCCTCGCGCCTAGAGGAAACTGTCATGGCTGGACATAAAATGATGACGAAAGGCATGCCCGTGAAAAAGCGTGGCATGACCAAGGGTGGCACCATGAAAAAAATGAAGATGCCAACCGGAATGACCAAGGGTGGCACGATCAAAAAGCCCATGGGCATGACGAAGGGCGGCACCATCAAAAAACCTATGGGCATGAAAAAAGGTGGTAACGTCGGTTTTAAGAAACCCTCGTCTAAAAATAGTGGGCTTTACGGGCGCTAATGGCGTATCTGCAAAGCAACATCCCACACTTCAAAGCGTGGGTGCGGCGCGAATACACTGTCAACCATGAGCGTTACCATGGCGAATTTCTCCACGCCATGGTTATTGCTGTTACAACCATGCCGACAAGGTGTTTGTCGTTTCAGGTCATATTCACAGGCGCAGAGTGTGTGGATGATGAGCCAAATGTGCATGGCGGAGCCATGTGGGCAAGAATGCCAATCACTGCTTTGGCGGGTGATACCGACTACGAAGGTTGGCCTGACCCAATGCCTGTCTGGGCGGCGCAACCGTGGGATTGTTCCTCGCATCACCACTCAGTTTATGTGTTAGATCGATGCACGCCCTGCCCATGGATTGCGAAAATCGATGGCGAGTTTTACCCAGCAAAATACCTGTTCACCGTGGACTATGCGGAAAGCGAGATTGGTGACGACCCGGCTCAACACAAACAGAGCCACGTCATGCAGTTGCTTGAGGCAGGGAATTGGACAGGCAACATTGTGGCGCTGCCCAACAACA